AGCAAGAACCCGCGCGACCGGGAACTGTTCCTGAAGTACGCCTATGGCGCGCCGCCGACACGCACCGAACTCAGCGGCAAGGACGGCGGGCCGGTGGCGATTCAGATGACATGGGGCGACAACCATGACGGCGATGATAGCGGCTAAACTGCCGCCGTTCCACCCCCGGCAGCATGAGATAGCCACAAGCGAGGCGCGATTCCGGGTGGCCGCATGTGGCCGTCGGTTTGGGAAGACCCGCCTCGGCGCGGCTTTGTGTCTGATGACGGCCGCGCAAGGCGGGCGGGCGTGGTGGGTAGCTCCCACGTATAAGGTCAGTGAAGTCGGCTGGCGGCTGATTCACCGGCTGGCCGTGCAATTGCCCGGTGTGGACATCAAACGCGGTGACCGAACGGTGACACTTCCCAACGGCGGCGAGATAGCCGTCCGGTCGGCCGACAATCCCGACAGCTTGCGCGGCGAGGGACTGGACTTCGTGGTATTCGACGAATGCGCGTTCATTCAGGAAGCGGCATGGTCTGAGGCGGTGCGCCCGGCGCTATCCGACCGCAAGGGTAAGGCGCTATTCATATCCACCCCTAAAGGACGCAATTGGTTTTGGCAACTGTGGCAGCGGTGCGTCGACGCCCATGATGACGAGTGGGAGGGCTGGCAACTTCCGACGGTTGACAATCCCTACATCGACCCGTCTGAGATTGAGGCGGCCCGGCGCGGCATTCCAGAGCGCATATTCCAGCAGGAATATCTGGCGATGTTCCTTGACGACGCCGGCGGCGTGTTCAGACGCGTCATGGACGCCGCCACCGCCGAACCGCAAGACGGCGCGATAGGCGGCCGTCAATACGTGATGGGAATCGACTGGGGCAGAAGCAATGACTTCTCCGTCATCGCCGTCATCGACATGACGACCGGCTCATTGGTCTATCTGGACAGGTTCAACCAGATTGACTACACCGTCCAACGCGGCCGGGTGATAGCGGCCTATGAGCGGTTCCAACCGGCACAGGTCATCGTTGAGGTCAATGCAATGGGTCAACCTGTAGCCGATGAGCTACAGCGCGACGGCTTGCCCGTTATGGGATTCACGACAACCAACGCGAGCAAAGCGCAGATTATCGACGGGCTGGCCCTGGCATTCGAGCGGGGCACTATCCGCATATTGAATGACCCGATATTGATAGGCGAGCTGCAGGCTTACGAAATGGAGCGGACGGCAAGCGGCCTCATGCGCTACTGTTTCGTTCCAGGTACACCGATCCAACTGTCAGACGGTTGCATAATTCCCATTGAAGGTATACAATATGATTACGCAGTCATCACACATAAGGGGGTGGCGCGTAAGGTAAACAAAGTGATGGAACGTGATTATGTTGGGGATGTTGTATCGATTACGGCCAGTGGGTTGCCTGATAGAATTGTGGCGACGCCAGAACATCCGTTTTGGGCTAAAAAGCGAACGTGCAAACACTTGCAGCGCCGCGCGGCGCGTAAGGCGTTTCCGTCGGAGTGGATAAGGGCTGATGAATTAAACAAAGGGGATTGGCTTGCCATTCCCAAACGGCAGGACTTGCCCCCAACTTCATTGACGCCAGAACAGCTATATGTAGCAGGGTATTGGCTGGCTGAGGGGAGTATAAGCTATGGGTGGAAAAGAGATTTGCGGGGTCTGTCGTTTGTTACGTCGGAGATGTCCTACCTAGAGCGCATACAGCCAATCTTACGTGACTGGTTTCCCGTTGATACCGTAAAGCGCGGCAACAACTTGGGAATATGGGAAACCGAACAGGAATCATACTTTTCAATATACGAGCGTAATGATCGTCCCGGTCAAACGAAACCGTTTTACGAAATGGCGTTTTATAGCCGTCCAGCCGCTGCGTATTTTCTTGAGCATTTCGGGCAATATGCCAACGGCAAGGCATTGTCGTCTGAGTTCTTCAATCAATCCGGGTTACTCCCATTGGTATCAGGACATCTCGATGGTGATGGGAGTCAACGCAAGAACCAACAGCGGGATGTAAACATTTATACATCTTCCGAACAGTTAGCTTGGCAGCTACGCCAAATTTTGATCGACAATCATGTATGGTGTACTTTGCGACGCAGTAGTAGACGCCCCGGCGATTTAACAGAGGGGGTTACCGGAGGGGTTAAGGTCAATTACCAGCAATGGGTAATTAATATCAAGGCTAGTTTTCTACATTTGCTTTACCCATCAAAAATCGAAGTGCCGACGCTGCGCCATTTGAGGCATGTGCAAGAGGATGATTGTTATTTTTACACGCCGATACGTGAAACGGAAATACAGTCGTATGACGGAAAGGTTTACAACTTTTCGGTGGATGAAGATAACTCATATGTGGCAGGTGGCGTCGCTGTTCACAATTGCCACGACGACACGGTGATGGCTTTGGCGATGGCATGGCATGGGGCGACGGAGACGACCCCGGTGGTACAGGTGACGAGATATGATCAACGCAATATTCCCCACACGCGCCGGCAACGGTCGCGCTGACACGAACATGGCCTCGGCCGCGTTCCGGCATTGGTTGGCCTCGGAGTATGAGGCGCAAGCGGCGCACTACGTCAAGCTGCGCCGCTGGTACGACGGCGACCACGACGCGCCGCTGACCGACAGGCTGCTGGAATTCATCACCCATAGCACCGACTTCCCCTGGTCGCTCAATTACTTACGCTTGCCGGTGGAGTTGATGGTCGAACGGCTGACCGTCACCGGATTCGACGGCCCCGACGGCATCGGCGGCACGTTCGACAAGGGCGACGAGATGGACGCCCCCGGCGGCTCGCTGTTGACGGAGTGGTGGGCGGCGAACCGGATGGACGCGCTGCAAGCGCAAGTGCATCGGGCGGCCGTGCGTGACGGTGACACCTATCTGCTCGTGGAATGGGACAATGACGAGGGGCGGCCGGTATTCAGCCACGAACCGGCGTTCGATGGTGAAGAGGGCGTCAAGGTTCACTATTTGTCCAACATGAAGCGCGACATGACGATGGCGTCGAAACGTTGGACAGAGGAGCGGGTTGACGAGCGCGGCGTGGCCCAGCGGGTGACGAGGCTTAATCTCTACTTGCCTGACAGAATCGAGAAATACATCCAGGGCGGCCGCAACTGGCAGCCGTACCAGGAACCGGGCGAGGCGTGGCCCATCCCCTGGCCCATCGGCATCATTCCCGTCGTCCACTTCCGTTACCGGGACGACGGCGGCAACTGGGGCGAGTCGGAACTAGAGGCGATTATCCCCATTCAATCATCGCTCAATAAATCCGTTATCGACTTGCTATCGGCGGCTGACTTGTCGGCGTTCCAGATACCGACGCTGACGGGGGCGACGCTGCCCGATGACGCGGCCGGTGTCACGCCGGGTACGGTGTTGAGCGTGTCGGCGGCCGAGGCGCGTTGGGGCGTCATCCCCCCGGCAGACTTGTCACAACTGCGCGAGGTTGTCAAGGATCACGTAACATGGCTAGCGCAAGTGGCCCGCGTGCCGCTCGTTTACTTTCAAGGCTCGCGGCAGGTGGCATCGGCGGAGACGCAACAAGCCGATGATAGCCAGTTGGTAGCGAAGGTGGCCGCCGAGAGCGTGGCGTTGGGTAACGCATGGGAGAACGCGATGTACATCGCGCTTAAGCTGAATCAGGAATATGGCAACGGCCGCGACCTGGCGCGGGGCGAAAATCTGGCGACGCAGTGGGCCGACTTCGAGCGCGTCGACCCGCTGGCCGTGGAAAAGCGGCGGGCGGAGATCGTGGCGATGTATGTTCAGGCCGGGGGCACGATGGAAGGGGCGTTGCGCCGGTTGGGGCTGACCGATGAGGACATCGCCGCGATGAAACCGGCGGGCAGCGGGGCGAGTGACGCCTATCAGCGGGCCAGTCAGCTATTGAGCGAACTGCAAGGGGTGACGACCGGCAATGTTCAATCAGGCGGATAGGGAACAGGCTATCGCCGCGCTGGAGGCGTTTCTGGACGCGGTTCGGTCTGATCGGCGCGAAGACGCGGTGATTGATTTGCGCACGTCGCTATCGGCCGAAATGAGGACGGGGCTGGCTCGGCAGAGCGCGGAGCTACAGCGGCGCATGGTCGGCTTGCGGCCGATGTTTGTCAATCCCGACGCGCAAGCGGTGGCGATGGAGACGTTGACGTATTTCAGCGCGGCGGCCGACTTGACATACGACCAGATGGAAGCCGGGCTGTTCGATAACATCTGGCACGCGCTGGTAAGGGGCGGCGGTCATCTGGTGGATGACATCGGCGTGCCGCTGTCCATCTCGTTCAATCTGGACAATCCCCGCTCCGTGTCGTGGGCCATCCGACACGCGGCCGAGCAGGTGACGAGAATCAACGAGACGACGCGCGAGGCGATTAACCGGGTCATCGTGAACGCAGTGGAGACGGGGCAGTCGTATAACAAGACGGCCGATGCGTTGGCCCAGATGTTTGAATTCAGCCCCGGCCGCGCCCACCGGATAGCGGTCTACGAGACGGGTAGTGCCTACGAGCAGGGCAAGCGCATGGCGGCCGATGAGCTTGTGGCGCAAGGACTGGAGCTTGAGAAGCGGTGGATTTCGGCTGGAGACAGTCGCGTCCGCCCGGCGCATGTGGCTAATCATCTGGCCATGTGGATACCGAAGGATGAGCGGTTTCCGGGCGATGGGGCGGATTTGCCGCCGACAGACCCCGGTTGTCGGTGCAGTGTGGCGTGGCGCGTTGCGCCGGATAAGTGACAGGAGAGACCATGACCGAACCGCAGCCGATTTACATGACGCGGGAAACCGTAGCCGA